GCTGACGCCCAGAATGCCAGGGCGTCTGACAAGCTCGCTATCGTGGAGTTGTCGATAGGGATGATTGGCCGGCGTGTCATCCAGTTGTTGCAACAGTTCATGACTGGTCAGTCGACGGCCCGTGTGCCCAACGCCCCGAATGACCTGTTTGTGCCGTTTAGCCGTGAGGACATTGTCGGCGAGTACGACTACAGCGTCGAGGCGGGTTCGACGCAGCCGTTGAACGACACGATTCGTAAACAGCAGGCTGTGTCGCTGCTGAACGCCATGGGTCCGCTTGTGGGCACCGTTATCGACCCGCAGGCTTTGGCTGCCCATGTTCTCAAAACCGGTTTCGACATTAAGGATCCTGAACGGTTCCTGATACAACCCCAGGCTGGACCGCAGACGGGTGGCCCTGAAGGCCCATCCGTCGCTCCCCCTGGCGTGGCTCAGGAACCAACCAGGGCGCCGGCATCCCCCATGCCGCCCCCTGGGGCACCGCCAGAAGGAGCTTTTGCTCCCACTGGCGGGGTTCCTCCCGAGTTGTTGGCGCAGTTGCAGGGCCAGATGGGACTTGAACTACCGGCGTTGTAACCCCATTATGTGGGACACCGCCATTTGTGTTATAGGAGCAACCATACAGGACTCCCCTAGAAGGGACATGAAGTGCCCGAAGAAAACATGGAAGCAACGGAATCCGCTGAGGCGGACATCCCAGAGGTTTCATCAGAAGCAACGACAGAACCTGGAGATGCCTACACCGTCAAGGTTGACGGTGAGGAGTCGCAGGTCAGCCTGTCGGAACTTCAAGACGGTTACCAGCGTCAAGCGGATTACACCCGTAAGACGCAGGAACTGGCAGAAGAACGTCAGCGTTTACAACAGGCCGAGGCGATTGCTTCGGCTTTGGAAACCGATCCAGCAGGCACCATTGCGGCGCTTTCATCGGCTTTCGGCGTGACGGACACCCTGCCGGCTACCGAGCCGAACTATTCGGACGGGGTCGAGGAGGATCCGACGACGAAGCGGTTGGCGCACCTTGAGGCTCAGATGGAGCGGCAGGCGCAGACGCATAGACAACAGGCTTTAGAGCGCGAGGTTTCTACCCTCAAAAAGAAGTACGGCGATTTCGACACGGCAGAGCTGTTTCGGCATGCTTTGACGAATCGGATTCCCAACCTGGCTGCTGCTTTCACACACATGAAGTACGGGGAAGTGGCGGACACGGCTGAGAAACTCCAGAAGGACCAGGAGATCACCGACGCTAAACGCGACGCCACGAAGGTGGCTAGCGGCAGCGGCACCCAGGCGGGGGCCGTCGTGTCGGAGGGTGGTTCTGACGGGAAGCCGTCTTCGTTGAGGGAAGCTTTCGCTCTCGCTAAAAAACAACACGGCACCTAACAAACCCTTAGGGGGGTGAGAAACTTATGGCTGGCAACAGCTCTTTTGATGAGATTCTTACCACCACGCTCAAGAACTACGTCCCGAAGCTGACAGATAACATCTTCAGCGCAAGGCCGTTGTTCTACGCTTTGACGAACGGTCAGACCATTCGTCGGATCAGTGGTGGAGCGAAGATCGTCGTCCCGATTATTTACGGGACAAACAGTACGGCTGGTTCGTACAGTGGNACCGACACTATTTCCGTGACAGCTCAGACAGGCATTTCTGCTGCTGAGTATTCGTGGGGTCAGTATGCGGCCACGGTGACCATTTCAGGCATCGAGGAAGCCAAGAACAACGGTGAAGCTCAGATCATCGACCTGCTGGAAGGCAAGATTTTCCAGACGCAGGAAACCGTGATCGAGAACATGAACACCATGTTCTGGGCTGACGGCACAGGTAACAGCAACAAGGACTGGAACGGTCTGGACCTGATTGTTACAAAGCCCAACACTTCCCTTGGTGGGATCGACCCGACTGGTGCGGGCAACTCGTTCTGGGCGTCNACTGAGACAAACCAAGGTGGTGCTCTTACCACCGCTGGCATGGCGACCCTGTACAACGACGTTTCGGTCGGCAACGACCAGCCGACCATCATCATCACCACGCAGGCTTTGTACGAGAAGTACGAGGACCTTCTGGATGATCAGATTCGGTACACGGATACCGATGTGGCCGATGGCGGGTTCCAGAACCTGCTGTTCAAGGGCGCACCCGTCACCTTTGACGGGGCTTGCACCAGTGGCGAGATGATGTTCCTCAACACCAAATACCTACAACTGGTGGCTCACAGCGATGTCTGGTTCAAGCCGACACCGTTCGTGCGTCCCACTAATCAGGATGCTGTGTTCTCACAGTTGCTTTGTTACGGACAGTTGACGTGCAGTAACCGCGCACGACAGGGTTATCTGTTCGGGGCTACCTGATAGACGGTTCGTTGCCACGGGAGGCATCATGGCACGGGGTTTCGCATACGCATACAAGAAGGGCCAGCGCCCCGCAAATGAACCTGCGGGAAACCATAAGACGCTGAAACCCGAAGGTCACGCCGTCGGGCCTGACCGTCGTATACATCGTGTGAACCCCACCCCCACCTATGATGTCCCCGTGGCAACACCTTCTGTGTGTGTTGCCACCACGAAAGCCGGGGACCCCTGCAAGGGGCATCCGGTTGGTGATACCGATTCCTGCGTCTTTCACACGGCGTAGGGCCGCGTTATGCAACTAAGCGACATGCGTACCCACATACGCAGTGTGGTTGATATTACGTCGAACGACATTGCCGATACGACAATGAACTGGTTTATCCGTGAAGGATACGATGCGATTGTCTATTCGGAGAAGCGTTGGCCGTTCTACGAGGCAACTACAACCTTTGACACGGTTGCGTCCACGAAGGACTATTCGTTGTCCGATGTTGAAACAAACCTGTCGGTAACACATGACGGTGTGACGTTCTCTGGGGCATCTGCGCCAAAGAATGTAGGGATGCGGGACATAGCGGCGTTGAAGACCGCCAACCACGTGTTGGAGTTCATCGGCTACGACGACGCTGACGTGATCTATCCATTGGATTCAAACACGACGGGTGAGCCGTGGTATTGGACGTTCTGGAATGACACGGTGCGCCTGTACCCCACGCCGTCGTCTGCTACCACTGTTTATGTTCGCGGATACCGCAACGCCGTGGAGTTCGGTGGGAACACGGCGGTCTACCGTACGGCTATTGCCGATGCTGACACACCTGATTTGCCCGACCCGTTCGACAACGTGCTGTCACTGTACGGTCTTTACCGGGCGTACCAGCAGCAGGAAGATCCGGGGCTGGCAAACCAGTACTTTACGTTGTTTACCGCAGAGTTGGACAATCTACGGGCACGGTACGAAGATTTTCCCTCTCCGCAGCCTGTGGTGTTGAACTCGCGGCGGGTGTCGCGTTGGCGGTCACAGATGATCCTGCCCGCCCGTCTGCGCTATTCTTGGGAGTAGCCAGTGCCGTTACAGATGTCTCCGCCGAAGGTTTCGGCCACCGACCAGCCCTACCGTTACGACGAGAAGTCGGACTTCAAGGGTGGTTTGAACCTGCGCGCCGACCAGTTCAACATTGCGGAGAATGAATCCCCTGCGTTGTTGAACGTAGACGTGGACCCGCGTGGCGGGGTGCGCCGCCGGGATGCTGTAACCAAGATCAATAGCACGGCGTTGGACGACGACATCGTAAACCTGATAAGCCACTACGAAGAGGGGCAGAATCAGGTTTTGGCTGCCGTGGCTACTGCCACGGAAACAAAGTTGCTGTGGAACGACGACGTGACGGGGGACTTTGATGGAACCGTGTCGTATGGCGGCACTGACGTGCAGTTCGACACGACGCAGCCGCCACGGGGGGTCACATTCAACGGTTACACGTACATTGTCAACGGGAAGTTTCTGACCAGCACGGGGCACACCACGTATTCTGTGGTGCGGTGGAGTGGCGCTGATGGTTCCACCGCTTTGGCGACACCCGACATTGACGGATCTGACGGACATTTCCCCAACGCCCGGTATACGACCACATGGGCCGAATACATTTGGGTCGCCTACACGTTGGAGTCAGGCACCACTCACAAGAACCGGGTGCGCTGGTCGAAGGTCAACGACGCAGAGAACTGGACAGCCGCCGACTACATCGACATCGACATCGGGGAGGATGGCGACCACATAACGGCCATTATTCCCGACGCTGACCGGTTGCTGGTCTTCAAGGAGAACAGCATCTACGCGATCTACGGGTTCAGCAGCGACTCGTTTGAGGTCAGGAACATTACACGCACGGCGGGATGCCGGGACGGCAGCCAACCAGTGGCAGCCACGGCAGGTATCTTCTTCTGGTACGCGGAGGAAGGCGTCTATCTGCTGTCCTATGATGCGTTGGCTTGGGCGTTTGAACGAATCAAACCAGCCATGACCTATGACGTGGGGCAACCTGCGTTGACATTGGGTACTGCCCCGTCACTCATGTGGTTTGATGAACGGCTGTGGGTGTCGGTGGACTACCAGTCCGACGACAACGTTTCCGGGTCCAACCAGAACAACCGCCGCAATGTGTTCGTATGGGACCCGTCGTTGACGGAAACAGGGGCGTGGATGCGCCACGACATAAACGCACGTTCTCTGCTGGCGTACCGGCCTACCGGCGACACCCACCTTGGGATCGCTGCTACGTCTGTAATCACCGATGTTGCAGAGTTCAACAGGATCTCCAAGTTGGATCAGAACGCCGACGTGGACGACTACGGGGCTGGTTCAGCGGACGAAATCGTTTCCTACTACCAGACTGGCTGGTTTATCGGGAACCGTCCCACGTTCCCGAAACGGTGGGGGAAAACCCGGACAGTGCTGTTGGCGGACAACAATCTGCGAATCTACATGTACATCTACAAGGACTACGACTTGAGTGGGTGGGTGAGTCCGGCTTATTACAAGGATATTACGGGGATGGATTCCCCGGCGACATGGGATACGGACCCGTCGGGGTCTGG